CTATTTTGTGTTTGGTTGGTATTAGTTACCGCAAACGAATCCCTCGGCGTCTACAATGAATTCGCACCGCACAACTTTGACAACCATTTCATTTACGATTTGGCGGAATGCGAGTACTGCGTGGTTTTCTTCGAGCATTTCTACGATTCGAACGAATTCGTATGTTGCCTCATCGCCATAGTTGGCAGCTTCGCGGTTGAGAAGATCGGTGGCCTCGGTTACGGGAAACTGTGTCATTGTCTTACCTTTCATTGGTTAACTTAACTTCTATAAATAGAATAACACGAAAAATCGCCATACATAACCTGTATGGCGATAATCCGTAAAAAGTTTTTTCAGTCCTCACAGTGGTAGACGGTTACTCCATCCTCTTGACAACCGGTGCAGTGTGTTGAGTGGTCTGTGAATGTGCACATCATTGCCACGGCACCTTTACAGCAACGGACACAATCAAGGCCCCTACACCCGTAAAACATGCCACAATAGCTGGAATATTTTTACCCCGGTTTTCCATTTGTGTTTCAAGCTTTGTAATGCGTTCCGTGTCCACAGCATTCTTGGTAACTTCTCCAATCTGGGATTCAACCTTGGTCAGTCGGTCGCTTGTGTTGGTGATGAATTGGTCTATTTTTCCAATCAACGTTGCAACTTGTAGTGCTGTGTTTATGTCCGTTTGTGGTGTGTCCAATGTGCTTTGGCTATTCGGCATTGTTCACGTTCCCCAACGCAACAATGTTACCAATTCCCACAATCGCCCCTAGCAGCGAAACCCATAGGGGCACTTTATCGGCCTCTACAATTCCATAGGCAACGAATACGGGGGCAAGCGCAACACCAACACCGTAAATCCATTTACGGGCTGTAGTGCTATTGGGCCAATTGAGCTTGGGCTTTTGTGTGTGATCCCCCATGAGACCTTTTCCTATCTGGTTGAGAATATTTCTATGAATGCGTTTCGTGTTCTTGGTTGGTCAAACATGACTCTTCCAGATTTGAACCCGGAACGCAAGATAGCTATTTGTCGATCGTTCTTGAATAGTAGTTTTACGCCGTCGCGCATTTTTTCGGGGCATATTGTGAATACTAGTTCTTGTTGTGGGAGCTTTTCTTGGATGAACCATTGCTTGTTATCCCAGTCCATCCATATTGAGAATTTACCTGTTTTGGTTTCGAGTGAATATTGGTAGCGCGCCTCTTGGCCTTTGACTACAAGCAGATTGTCATTGTTGTCTGCGAATTTGTTGCCGGTTGCGTAGTCGGCATAGTCAGGGTCTGACTCAAGAATGAATTGCCCGAACCGTGTTTTGTTTTTGCCCTCTTGGAATTCTTTGCTGTCGGGCAGGTTTACTAAAAGGTACCCGTTGAATTTCCGTATCCATTCCTCACCGTCTTGGGGCGTTATTTTGTAGTGAATAAAGTACGGGTTTTCAATGCTGACTGAGTTTGCGAGGAAAAAGACTCGCACACGGTCATTGTCCCTATCCACGGTTGAGTAAAAGTTGATAAAGGCCACGGCCTCATTTGGCAGGTATTGAATCAAACCCTTTTCAATGATGAATTCGTCGTAAATAATTTTGTAGACTTTAGGGAATGATACGGATTTTTGGGATTGTGCTGTGGATAGTGCAATAAAATATCCCATTGTATGCCATTCACGACGTTTATCATCACGGAATTTTACGTGTGAGTATTGGGCGTATTTGCCGAATGTGCGGAAATCATATTCCGGGAATTCTCCCAGAATATCTGCAAAGAATGTTTCTTTTGCTGTTGCCAGTTCTTCACGGTATCGGCGCAGGTAAATGAATTCCTCGCCTTTGGTAATGGCATTCTTGATTACCATTTTCTTTGCCCCGTAGGTTTTGCCGAGTCCACGGCCACCAACGAGGAAATTAAGAATGGCATTGAAACTCATAAGTTTCATGTAATTGTAATACGCAAGCTTTACTTTTTCCACTAGATTTGCACTCCATGTGCTCTCAGAACGGGTAGCGGGTCAATTGGGTTTCCGTAGGGTGGTGCCCAAGGATCATTTAATGCGCCCTCGTAGCATTCAAGGTGCAAGTGTGTTCCTGTGACATTTCCCGTTTGACCCTCTTTCCCAATGATTGTACCGGCAGGAATTGTGGTTCCAACAATTGACGTGTTTACCGTTCCATCGGCCATGTGGTTATATGAGAATGTATAGGCACCGTCTACTGTGTGGCCTTTGACATATCCCCCGGCTGTTTGGTTTCCACCCTCATAGGCGTCATATGCAGTTGTAATTACAAGCGCTGTAACCGCGATAATGTCCACGCCAACAACGGCTGTGGTTGAGGATAGGTCAACGCCCCAATGGTAATAGGCTAGGCCGTCAAAGCTTCGCGGGCCGAATCCGCTGGTAATGGTGGTTCCCGGGGCGGGGTGGTGCCATGCCCCGTTGTCTGCCGGGGGCGGTGGCTGTTCGGGCGTTGGTTCTGGTGGGGCCTGTGCTGCCTTGCGGCCAGTCCAACGGCCTCTGCCGTCAGGGTAAAAGGTCAGTCTTTCGTTGTTCTCAAATTTGACGAGCAACATATCTCCCACAGCCTCTATTAGTTTGGCGTTGCCGTTGGGGAATACCGGGTCCGGGTCTGGTGGTGGCACAGGGTCAACACCGGAAATGTCAGCCTCTTTAATTAGGTCATAGGTTGTTTGGTATCGGGAACCGTAACGCCCTAGCACAGGGTTTGCGAGGCAGGCAGCGTGCATTTCCTCTAACGTGCATTCCGTGTCGAGTGTTTGGACAACCTGTAATGCGTATAAAGGCCCTTGGTGGTGCATTGACATAAAGTAAATCAACGTGTCTGTGTGCGCATTTGCGTCGAAATTGTAGGACTCAAAAACGGTTACATAAGCGTCAAGGTCTGTTGATAGTTGGTTGTTTTGTATTGCTTGGTTTCGGGTTAGGACTCCTATAAGGGAATTGCCCTCTGTCTGTGTGAGGTATCGGCTATCCCAGTAAGGGTCTGTGGGGCCTATGGATTCTATTTGTGAATCAAGGGAAGCTGCCACGCCGTAATATTCCACAGGGTTTTCAAGGCGCATTCTTTTGAGAATTTGTGCTGCCCGTTTACCGAACCATTGAGCAACTCCAACGGTTATAGGGTCATTAAAGTTAATGGCACTGTAATTGAGGCTTGATTCAACAGTACCGATAACCTTTACAGCAAGCTTTTTAGCGGTATCGTCATAAGTCATGCTGCCTAGCATACAACAAAGCCCGGACTTGAATTAGTCCGGGCTTTGTTGTCAGTGAATTATCCCCATACTTCACAGGATTTAATGGTGATGCTATCGGCAGCGTTTGCATTGATAACGCTAATAGCAATACCAAAATCCACTGTGCTGTGATCTTCAGCCCTTGCCGGGTCAGTAAATTGTGGTGGCAAACCATGAGTGAAAAGTTCACCTGTTACCAATTGGAAATTACCGTCAGCTGTGCAAGTAACCTCATACTCAATTTTGAATCTTGTATTTGCAGCGGTTGCTGCCAACACAGGCAAATCAGTCATGATTTTGCCTCCTGCGCGCAACATTAAGCGGACATTTCCTGCCAGCAAATTGTTTGTTATTCCGCGCAGAACAACCCGGAATTTTTTGCCTGCCGTGTTGTAGCGTCGAGCTTTCAACAAGGCAGCAAAGTTAATTACCTGCGTTTCCTCAGTGGTTCCTGTGTGAGTCACAGGTGTGTAGGTGTTACCAACAACAATTAGGGGCCTGTGACCGGTTTTCATTGTCCGGGCAGTAGCGGAACCACCCCAGCCTGTTGTGGCGAGTTCCATTCCCATTCCCAGAGTGATCCAATCTCTGAGGTTTGCGTCAACGCCGGTTCCCCAACGAATTCCCAATTCGTTGTGAACCTCAGAGTTGGCAACTACCATTCCAACGCCGTTTCGTTTGAGGGTAACGGCTTTTAGGTTGGTAACGCAGTCACCGTTGAATTCAAAACCTGTTGCACAATCTTCAATTTGTACCCAGTCAACGTGGCCAACACAACCCTCTTTTGCAAGAAATCCTGTGTCACAGTTTCGGATATAAAGTGCTGTTGCTTCACTTGTTTGTCCATCATATGAACGGGTTACACCAAAGAGTTCTTCGACACCGTTTTCTACCATGTTTTCAATGCGTCCACCGATAACAGCGTAGTGAACGTTTTGCATGATATTCCAGCCAACTTTACCGCCACTGGTGCCAACTTTTTGACCATCCGAGTGTACGTTTTTAAACCAGTAATAGCCGTCTCGGCGCAGAGTGAAGTGCTGCGAGAATGCACCGATTGTTTTTATGTCCTCGAAAAATACATGGCAGCTATCTTCCCCCATGAAACCATAAGTTGCTGTAGTGTCAGCTGCCCAATCAATAATGGCAGTTGGAACACTTGGGTGGTCCATTGCGGGGCCTTTAATGTAAATGAAATCGTCTCCCACGCTGCCTCGCGTTGAGGGGAATCGAATTCCACCCTTATAGGTGCCTGCCCCCACGTCAATAACAACGGTTCCCAGAATAATTGGGCCCTCGCTGGCAAGACTTGCAACGGCTGTTTTAATTTCACGGAACGCGGTGCCAGATGTTTTACCGTCATTTGTGTCAACGCCAGTTGCCCGCACGTAAATGGTTCGGGTTACGCCACGGCGTCCTTTGCGGGCAATAAACAAATCCTCGTTGAGAATGGAAATGTTGGCGTTGACGTTTGCCATGAAATCGGCATGTGCAGCGTCCCACGCTGCCTTGGTTGTAGTGAAATAGTTTTCCGCGTTTTCGATTCCCTCGTTGAATTCGTTAATGACGCGGGTAAGTTCTGCGTCGAATGCAGGGCGGTATTCGTCGTTAATATAAACGCGCATGGATTCCAAGAGTTCCATGAAATTTGTTCCATCACGATATGTAAAAGGCGTGATATTGTTAAGAGGTGTTACCCGAAACGGAATAGGGTAAAGGTTAGTCAAGGTATTCATTAAACGGGTATCCTCCAGAATAGGAATCGGCGTTGGACCAAACCAACATAAACAAGTCTTGCAAACGGTCAATAACCATCATATCCACATTTACGATAGCTTGCCGCGCCTGCAAAATAAGCATTGGGGCATGGCCCGAATATCCCTTTTGCGTGGACTCGGCCACAGCCTCTTGAGTTTGCGAACTGTTTTCACTCGCATTGCCGGTTACGTCAGTATCACCAATGTTGTCTTGCATGGATGATGCATAGTCAGCGTCGGGCTGTAGGGCTGTCTGTGGAGTCTCTGAGAGTACTGCCCGGGATTTGGCCTTGGAATTGCTAGCGTTCTCACTGGTGCCCGTTGACGTGCTTTCCCCTGTGGTTGTGGACGAGTTCACAATGTCCATTGTCAGCAACGGGTCAATTTCCAGTAATGACAACATATAGTGTTGGTTCATTTCTGGCATTATTTCATTCATCTTGCGTTTCATTGCAAGACGGAACATTGAAATTGTTTCCTGACCGATTTCTTGATTCCAGTAATGATCAATAATTTTGTCGTTTAGTTTTGACCTATCAAAATTAGCAATAGTGGGATAGGAATCAAGTCCAATTGCCTGATAAGCAGTTTTGGTTTTTGACTCAATCTCAATTACCCGCTTGAGCGTCATTGTGAATGTTGCCATTGTTATCCTCACTTTCAGTTCCGGCCTCAGACTTGGAATAGTCCACGTAATCAACGGAAACATTAAGAGGCGTTCCATCGGGCATTTTGAATTTTCGATTAATGGCGTCGCAGGCTTCACGGCGGGCGTTCAAAGCAATTGCCTTGGTTGCAAAAACTTGTTCATCGTTTGCCTCTACCTCAGAGGCCACAAGACGTTCCTTTTTGTCTTGGTTAGCGTTGTTGATTCCAAGGTATGTCATTACCTCGTTCCACATTTTCGCTTTGACAATTTGCAGATTGAGGACGCCTTGGGGGTCACTCTGAAAATCGAGAACCTGCGCGGCGGTTACGTCAAGGGCGGAGGTTCCATAAATGACCTCGACGCCCTCTTCGAATTGCCGGTTAATGTTCTGCCATGAAAGACGCTGATTTTCGTCAGCGAGAATGACGCGGGTTTTACGCAAATTCTTTGCATTGATTTCAATTGACTTATCAATCTCAGCAAGCTTTTTAGCGTACAAACGAATAACGTCCAAGTCAGGTAAACGCATATAGTTTGCCCAAATCGGTACACAGTTTCGAGCCTCAACACGTTCGTTAATGTCAAGGTTTCCGTTCACCCAATAATGAGTTGGGTTATCGTACATGTTCGGGGCACCGGCAGAACCGGCACGTAACGAAACATAGCGCCCATGCTTTTCATTGAAATAAAACACGGAAAGACCGTTACGCAAAAGCGTCATTTCAAGGAACCGCTGAGGAACGGAATTAGGTAGACCTTTCCATTCAAAACGGTTAGCAGACAATTCCTGCAAATGCCGAATGTAAAAACTTTCCGTCAAACGTGCTTGGTTATTTGTGGGATTATCCCTAAATCCTTGCGCGTGCGGTTTATAGTAGTTGTCCATGACATAATCTACTTTGTTCTTTCCCATTACAAAGCCTCACTAAATGATGGCAAATTGTCGCCAATGTCCATGTTCCCAATGTCGTTAGGGTCTCTCCACACTGTAACGCCTTTTTCGAAAATTCCCCTAATTGCCTGCTTTATCGGTTCCGGGCATTTGCTTTGAACAATGTAGGTTTCCTTGAGTTTCCAATAAGTAAAGTGCGTCATTACCTGCAAATCACCGGGCAACGTCCGGTAAACATTAATGTTGTACCCGTACCGCAACCAGTATTCACCAATGGAACGCATTGCCGAGGGTGAAAGCATTTTCAATTTCAAGTCAACGCCCCACTTGTAACGAGCGAGGTTGAATGACTCGCCACCAATTTGCCCCGACGTTGTAGGCTGTGTCAGTTTTGCGTCCTGTACTTTGGCATTGATCCCGGCAATGGCATTCGAGTAATCGCCATTTGCAGCAAAGCTCGCCAAATCCCTGTTGGTGTCACGCAAATATGCTGCGTTGTCCGTAGTGGAACGATTCTGCCCCGCCGCGAGGCCATTACTAATGGCAAGTCCTTGGTTCCGCTGATTAATGTCCAACGCCGTACTAAGCCCGGTATTGACCATTGACGTAGCAGCGCTGATAACGCCCGTAGGACCGTTGCCTAGCTGCCCTACGGCATTAATGCCGCCAATGATTCCGTTTGCCATTGAGCCTTGATTGGCTAGGTTTGCTTGCTGTGTGGCAGCGTTCATTCCCTGACGGTTCAAATCCTGCGACAAACCAATTCCCGCGCTAGCTTGGTCATAGCTTGTAGCAATACCCTGTTGCGTTTTGGTGTTGGACCAATCTGCCGATGAATGTTGGTAAGCAAGGCTGTTTTTGTTGCTTGCGAGGAATGACATGAAACCATTGTTTACCAATGAGAATGTTGGGAAATTGAAAATGCCGGTTGCCATATCCAAATATTCACCACCATCATTCCACGTTCCGTATGAATCTGTTTGTTCTGCCGGGGCATTCGCTGCCTTGTTGTAGAACTTGGGAACGTACATGATACGGGCACCGGGTGGAACCAAATGGGGAATTTCCACAACCTCAGCGTGATCCGAATTCCAGTTTTCCGGTTTCATGACAATAGGCGTACCGGAATAAGTGGTGAGCTCCATAAGGGAATAAGGATACGTGGCAAACTTTTTGAGGTTCTGGTAACGCAAACCAAGTGCGTTGAAAATGACATTGCGGAAAAAGGTTTTCATGTAGAACGTTGAATCCTGCAAAGTGCCGCCGTTGATAACCCACATTTCGGCACCACCAACGGTTGCCACGTCATAATCCACCTGCAAAGAGAAACGCGCAAAATCGGGTATTGCCGTAATGGAAATGATTCCCTGTGTAATCCACGGTTTATCAGAAAACGCTGCCATGAAAATACGGAATTGGTCAGGATCACGGAAAACATAAAGCGAGGCACCGCCCGGCAGATTTTCCATGTTGGTTCCCTTGGCTGAATTCAGCTTGGGATTGTCAACGGTTCCCGGGTCCGCTTCAAGATCAACAGTGGACATAACAAGAATGCTGTAATCGGCCTCGCCACGAGCGGAACCAATATTACGCTGCCATTGGTCAACAATCTGGTATTCGTTACCAATGTCCATTCCCTCAGGAATGGTGAGATATTCCCTGCCGTGATCCGTAAAAGTATTTGTGGCGGCAATGCCAATGTGGCCCTGCTCAATAAAGCAGTTGCCGAAAATGACGTCCCAAGAAAATGACTGCCACACGTCAAGCTGAATATAAATATTTGTGGTATTCGGTGCCACATATTCAATTTCAGAAATGAAATAGTAATAAGCCTTTGCCGAGGAATTGGGAATCGGCTGTGCCGGATTTGTGACCCGAATATAGTTGTACTGTTGCGCCACTTCAAAAGGAACGTCAAGGCGCACAGGTTTACCAAACTTTGCGTAAGATGCTTTGTTAATGGTAATTGGCGTCATGGAATTGTTGTCAATGTAATTGTTCAACTCGGCCCGGGAATTGAATTTAACAACGTCCCTGTAATCAGAATTCCAATTTACGTTTGCCAACGTAATAATTGTGTTGGCCTCCCACAAGGCATAATTAAAGCCAAGGCCAAATGTTTTATCTACGGGCAATGTCTGAATTGCACTTGTCATTTTATCCCTCACATAGCAAAAGTCCGGTACTGCAAATGACAGTACCGGACTTTTGAATTTAATACTACTTGATACGGTTCTTTGCGCCCGTATCTCGAATAACAGAATCCCTCAAACGCAACCAACCAAGAATAGGCCCCGTTCCCGGTTGCCCCCATTTGAGATATGCAGTGTGCATTGGCTTGGTTCGAAATGTCCCGTCTTGCTGCAAAACCTTGGGGCCGTATTTTGTTGCAGCTAGAACAGCTGCCACATGCCCATAAGGGTTGATGGTATCGCCACCATACACAACCCAGTCACCCATTACCGGGAGTTGCTGAGGGTTGGACTCGTCATTATCAATGCGAATCCAAAACTTATCGGGTACTCGGTCAAGCAACTCGTTTGCACCGTTAACGCCTCCAACGGACTCGGACCAATGTACGCCGGTTAGGTCCTGTGCGAACTGGTCAATTGGGTCAACACACTGCAATCCGTGCGCACGGTCTGGATTCATAGCTACGCCCTCAGCGGTTCGCAACCATTCGACAACCTCTGGGTTAGTCATTTCTATTTTTCCTTTCGATTGTTTCACGTGAAACAAGAACGCCCGGACCGTTTTGGTCCGGGCATTCTCGGTTAGTGCGCCACATGCACCAGTGAACTAGCCTACGGCGTCGGTTCGTTCACAGTGACAGTGTACACGGGATCGCCAGGAGAGCTAGGTGACTTGATCGTAATTACGTCGCCTGCCCCGTTGAGCGTGATTTCAAGGTCACCATAATCCGGACCCGAAACGGCCACATCCGGAATGGTTGCCACGCCACCCTCAACCTCTACCGTGTAGGCAAAAGTGCCAGCGGCAAAGGCGGGTTCAACCGCAACGCCCTTGACTGTGATCCCAGTCACAGGACGCACAAGAGGCCATGACGAGCTAGATTCACCAGAAACTGTAACCGTAAGGCTGGCGGACTTCGGATCATTCTGAGGGTTCTCAGGGTCAAGCCACGTGGACTTGGCGGTGACCGTGAGGCTGGTGCTGGCGTCGTTCGGGGCGATGTACAGGACGCCCGTTGGTGAGATGTGCGTCACATTCGACTTGTTGCCGGTTACAGACCACATCACGCCGTCATTGACGCCGTTGTTGGGGTCTGTAACCGCGTCCGCGTCGAACTGGTAAAGCTCGCCACGGATTACATCGGTCACCTCTGCGCCGTCGCGGTTGTAAGCCTTGACAACTGAAACGGAAATAACAGGTTCCCGAATAACAATGTCCTCGTCTCCCGGTTTGGTTGTGAACATAATTGCCGGTGCAAAACGGCTGGCAGAAATAATCTGGTGGTGGTGCAACCAGTAGTTATTTCCCAGAGTTTCCGGATTGAAAAGACTGGTTGTCTGGAAAAGCGTATCCCAAATCTGGAAGAATTCGGCAGTGGTCATAATGGCCTGCACGCCGTCAATTCCAAACTGTTCAACAGGAATCGGGATAATGCGGCCATGCAACTGTGCACTGGTGATATTGAATGCGCCCGCAAGGGCCTCAACGTCCACAGCCGCATTGAATTCCGGAGTTACAAAAAGCAAAAGTTCGGAACGGTTTGCAGCGGCAGGCATATGAGCCGCATTGTAGCGAGTCGAAAGGAACGTGAGGTTATCGGCAGCGGCACGCATTTTACGCAATGCCTGCTTAGCGTCCTCAGCATCGGAATCCGGTGCGGTAACGTCAGGAACGTTGATCTTGTAGAAACCGCCGTTAGCCTCATAGTGAGGGAACAACGCACAGGTCAAGAGGAATTGATCCCAGTTGTCAGAGGTTGACGGGGCCTCCATAAGCTGGGACGCGAAAGAGGTAAGACCATTTGTTTCCAAGAATGCGCGCTGCAAAAGCGGCTCATTAATGGTGATCTTGTAATTCTCTTGACGGTTAATGTGGTGGAAACTGGAATCCGTTTCAATCGGGGCAGTTCCAAAAAGATCCCGTTCCAGTGCATCACGGTCTGGATCGTAAGTCTTTGCCTTGATAAGACCAGACTTGACCTCTTCCACCGTATCGCCGCTGGAAAGCATCCCGCGCTGGAATTCCCGCAACGGGTTATCCCACGAATTGTTCTTGAAATCCACAAGGCCAATTCGGTTCACAAGGGCCTTGACCATTTCATTTCGAATGGGGCCATATTCAGAAAGGGCCTCAATGGCCTGCTTTAGTCCACCCTTGGTAGCCTCAGGAACACGTCGCTGGTATTCGTCGGAGGCACGCTTCCGAATTCGGTCAAGAGTAATTTCGTTGGGCGTTGGCTTGAGACGCTTTACTTCCACAACCATTATTTATTAATCCTTATCTTCAAAGAAATCATCGTCGTCTCCGACATTATCCGAATTGTCATCGGAATCATTGGAATCATTATTGCCCGGTTCCTGTGATTCTGCAACCGGCAGCATTTGCGTCAAATCCCAGTTATCGGCCTTTGCCTGCAAAAGTGCCAATTCCAATTCCGCAACACGGTTATTGGCAGTAGTGGCGGCAGCATTTGCCGTTGACGTTCCCTCTGTGTAAGAGGCGCTCAAATCGTCATAAATGGTGTCCGGAATTCCATCCTCACCCGGATTGCGCAACATGGCCAAAAGCTGTTCAAAGTCCAATGTATTTCCTCTCTAGAACATAAAGATGCCCCCATTCGGTTTATTGACCGAATGGGGGCGGGTATTTCTTTATTCGGGCTTTCAGTCAATGAGCGAGTGATCCGCTACGAATTACCCTAACACAAGTCCTTTTCACGGGGAGCATTCTTGTGTTGGCTCTATCACTGATTTCCGAAAGCCACGTTTACTTTGCGTGGGGAGCGGAACCGTCAATCTTGATTCCGTTCTCAGCAACGAACTGGTCAAGGGCCTTACGGACAATGTCCGTAACCTTGATGCGGTTGGTCCAGAAGTAATCTTCCAGACCGTCGAAGTATTCAGCGGGAACCGTGCAGGAAACCTGCTTGGACTTTCGCGCCGGGGCAGCGGTGGCAACCTCAGCAACATCTACGGCGGGAGTTTCAACAGTTTCGGTCTTGGCAGTCATTGTGGCGCCTCTTTCTTGTTTTCAGTGGGGATTGTTCCCCGTTGCTTATGAATATAGCTTACCATACGGGCAATGTAAAACCTACATCTTCCAGAACGATTCCCCCGGGAACGCGCCTTGGGTTGAGCTTGCCCTCAAAACGCCTGCCGCCTGTGAAATCCTCAATGGTAAGGGACTCGGCAATAGCCACCGGCAAACCTGCAACGTGTGTCTCATATTCACCGTTGGCCTTGTGTTCTATGTAGGACTTTGCCCGGATGAACAAGGCCCTATCAAAGGCGTATTCGAACTTCCATGCCCCTAGTGCCTTGGGATCGACCCAGAGGCCCTCTGGGTCTGTATCACGCAGCAAGTGGAGGCTGTCTGTGTCTGCGTAAGCAAACGTGGCGTAGTTGTCCTGTGCTGCCCGGATAGTGAGGTCTCTTGCATAGGCCGTGATAAAGACTCCCATTGCCGTATACACAGGGTCTCGCGTCTCCGGTGGTCCCATACGCAACTTCACAATGTTGTCCTCAAACACAGGGACTTTACCCGTAATGTTTGGATTTGTGGCGAATTTGCCGTAAAGGGAATTCAAGTGGAGTTTAGCTAGGACTCGTTGGCCTCCGTCAGAGTTGGCCTTTACTTCCATCCATTTGTCAATGTACCCCTTGAAAACTCCCGTAATACCTTTAAACATCCATGCACCGTTGAAACTGAGAATGTCCATATCGTAATGGGACTCCCATAAATCAAGATCAACGTTGGTGCAGGAAAGGGTTACAGGTTCCAAGATTTCCGTCTGATACTCGGTTGCAAGGAACTGCCCGGAACCTTTCACTTGGATGCAGGGAATGTGATCTTTTTTCAGCTTGGCTGTAAAGGTAATGGAGGTAATGAAAAGCGGGTAATCTTCTAAAACCTCTGGTGCGCCCTCACGGAAAATGGGTGTGCCATACGGCAAAAGACGGTCATACATAACCGAGGGATACAGGGAATTGACATCGTATGTTCTGCCGGAGCGTGTCTCTTTGCCTTTGAACCTATCATCGGCATAAGTGAATCCACCCCGGTACGCTTTACGAATTTCCAAGTCCATAGATTCAGGTAGCACAGGAAACATTCTGTTGAAAATTGGCTTACCGAGCATTTTCTTAAAATCTTCCAAGCTATCCGAACCAACGGTTAGCTTGGTCATGCCAGCGGCGAACTGTAGACGTAGGGCTTTTACAACAATGAGAATGTCAGAGTGCAAATAAGCCAATTCTTCCCACGTTGGTTTATGCCCAATTGGCCTTTTGGCGTGATAATCCAGTTCCCCTTTTTTCTCTTCCAAATCGAAAGCATCCGCAATAACTGATACTTTGAATGGTAGCTTTTTCAGGGAATCGCGGAATTCGGTTACATGGCCTGATTTCCAATGAACAGTGATGCTGTAAAAATGTCCTGTGTTGGAAATAAGAGTTGTGAATTCTCGTTTGACTGGGAACTTTTCGTGGTGGTGATAATCGTTGCGAAAAAGCCAATCAATGATGAAAATTCCATCAAAAGCGAGATTGTGGAAATAAACAACGCCCGGCATTTTGGACATACGCTCACAAAAGGAATCAATGTCAATACCGTGCTCAACGTCCCATGCCGTGTTTGCCGTTTCAACATTTGCCAGACCCCACAACCATACGCGACAATCATTTGCGTCTGTTGTTGTTTCGAAGTCTGCCACCCAATTTGAGCGCTTTGATTTCCCCAATTCGCTTTTCCGCCTCACGTAATTGCGTATCCAACGCAACATCGTACCAAGCAAGTTCTTTATCATCGTGTAACATACTCTTTCGAATAAGATAGTCAAGCGATGAAACCTCTGCAAAGTTTGTGTAGTTCCAAAGAACGTTAAACTCTTTGTCAGTCAACGTTGAAAACATTTGTGAGAGATTTTTGTTACTAATTCCCTCAACCATTTTTTGGGCTGCGTCCCATTGCTGGCCCAATTTCTTTTTCACATATCGCGGATTACTTTTGGCCTCCATATCCTTAATGAGTTTGCTCAAAGCTTTCTCGTTGGGGATGCCTTTGGAAGAACGATTTATCGGCAAATGTGGTGCATGGGACGCTGGCGGGGCAGTAGTGGGATGCTTGGGCGTTGTAGCCTCAACACGCTGCCCAATAGTCATTCCTGCACTAGGTAAATTAATGTTCTCAATCTCTGAGAGGTTCGCTTTGGCTATGGCGTTATATTGGGCCTCTGCCCTCTTTAGCCTTTGGAACTTTGTAGCGGGCAAAGGAATGTTGCCCTTGCCCGCTACAAATTGTGTGTCCCTAGAAACGAATGTCTCAATACGGGCGATGTAAGCTTTCAATTGGATTGAATTCAATTTCTTTAGTGAACTCAAATCCTTACGCGGGTCATACTTGGTTCCACCCAACACAACGCCCTGTGTCGATTTCAAGCGTGAAACTTTTCTTGTAGCGGCACGGTGGCGCATTCTTGCCAACTCCCGTAACCGCTGTACCTCGCTATTTCCAGCCATAAAAACGCCACGCCACTAGATTAATAGTGGCGTGGCATTCCCCCTTACGTATTGAGTTGTGGTGTTGCCTTACTTGGTCTTAGCGGGAGCCTCGCCAAGCTTTACGGTGAAGTACTTGCGAGTGCCCTGCCCCTCCTGCACAACGTGAATCGGGAGTGGTGCAGGCCACGTGTTGGGATGCCCCATGACCGCCAAAAGACGCTTGACGTCCCGGTACGCAGGGCCGGAGATTGCATGGAAAGCGTTGCCCTCCTTATCAATCAAAACAATGCGCGGCTGTGCCTTGATTTCACCGCTCGTTTCGTCGGCCATATCAACGGCCTCAACAACAACGTTGGAAAGCTCAATGGTGGTTTTGAGGTTTTCGGAAATCGGCTCGCTGTTAGAAAGGGCATTCAGCAAGGCTGACTTGGCCTCAAAGCTATCGCCGGTGATGGTGGAGAAAAGACCCAACTGCCCTTTGGACATGTTGGCGATTTCGTTGCTAAGAACGGTGCCGGAAACAACGATTTCGGTGGATTCAGTAGTCATTGTGGCGACTCTTTCGTTTGAATTTGACTCTTGCACCAAGTGGTGCTGAGTGGCTTACTAAGTACCGCAACAAGGTAAACTAAGTAGCGAGAGAAAGACTAACACAGGTACTCCGATTGACCGCATTCTCTGTTCTCTCGCTGCCCGGTGTTGCTTGGTGGCGATGGATAAGACACTACACGGTAAAAAGTTTTCGCGCAACTCGTTCAAACGGTTTGCTTGTTAACAGTTTCCAGGTAGACTGTGAACATGGAACCTATACAGAGTCTTTCGATCCTCGCAGGAATCATAATCACAGCCTTTGTAGCGGCAGCTATCCCCGTAGCAATGCACCTAGACCGAATGGACGTAGAGGGACAAGATGACAGTCGTATATAACTGCACCGCACACCATTTCGCCACCGTAGACAAAAAAGTTCTAGACCGACACGCAGAACGCAACAGCGGATGCGCAATCCATGTGGAGTACAAACCGTGAAAATTCCTAACGAAGATAAAGCAATGGCAATCATGATGCTAGGACTTGGTGTAATGTGTTTCGCCATAGCCTTTGGAATCGTGGCAATGGTCCTATGGAGCTTTGCACAATGAATGCCATTGGAGACATACTCACAGACTGGCAACGCCTCGAAATGGACGTCATAACCGCCAGAGCACGATGGAAACAAACCAACCACCACGAAGACCTCACAGCATACGTCAACGCCGTCGAACGGCGCGACAACACACCATTCCAACCCTCACTCTTCAACTAAGGACACAAGCCACATGCACAGCAATAACGAACAAATCATTTGCAGCGCACTACACAAAATCGCAGAAAAAAACGGTTCTCTTACAACCTGCGAACTTGCAGATGCTATTTCAGAAACAATAGGAAAATATGGTTTTGAAATTGTCGCAAAACATACTGTTGCCGATTTGCGTGAAGAAAACGAAAAACTCAAAGCAGAGATTGAAGAACGTAAAACTGCTTTCAGGATGCTTCGAAACGTTACATACGGTAAAACACCATTTATCTATGTTGATACAGACAGTCTAGAAGAAACGGAACCCGAAAACGGTAGGGGACCGTTCACAAAAGCTGAATTATTTCCACCCAAAGAATCCCGTGGATTCAAGTTTGCCTCTATTGAATGTACTGAATGTGGATGCACCGTTTCCACCTTTGCAAACCAACCAAAACACGCTGACTGGCACAACAAGATTGCAGACCTGTGAGGAAAAAGCGTGCCAAACCAAAACCAATTATCGTAGACAACGATATACAGTGGCAGCTTGACTACTATGACATTGTTGGTGAATTCATTAACGTTGACGAACTGAAACGCCTATATCAAACAATCAATGATCCAGCATTTCCGGTGTGGATTCAACATCTGATCGACACAGATAAAATGTGCTGGCCACTCGGAAAATACGGCGAACAGGGAATATATTTCTGTTCATATCAGCAATGGAAAGATGCACAATGAGGCCAATTGACTACAACGGACACATTGCCCTAGACTCCAACACAGAGGCCGACGCGGAACCCGATAAGCCTCACGAAACACCGCCAACCATCCCAACGAGTACAAACTAAATAACTGAGTTTCCCCAAGCTCAATCCCAGAGGCCCCCAAGCAAAACTAGCTTGGGGGCCTTGCTTGTTGGCTATGAAAATGGTAAACTTTTTACATGGACATAAAGGGAACGGTAACCATTGTAGATTCAAACGGTGTTGCCTACACAA